CAATATCAATTCTGGTTTGATGGATGCAAAGAATACTTTTGTTATTTCATATCTACATAAAGCAATCAAGCCACTCAATCAACTCCGTATGATTGAAGATGCGATTGTTATCTATCGTATTTCACGTGCGCCAGAGCGCCGTATTTTCTATATTGACGTTGGTAACTTACCAAAAGGTAAAGCAGAACAATATCTGCGTGACATCATGATCAAGTATCGTAACAAAATGGTCTACGATGCAAACACTGGTGAATTGCGTGATGAACGTAAGCACATGTCAATGTTAGAAGACTTCTGGTTACCTCGTCGTGAAGGCGGTAAAGGTACAGAGATCACTACATTACCAGCAGGGCAAAACTTGGGTGAATTGGAAGATGTTAAATACTTCCAGAAAAAACTTCTTCAGTCATTGAACGTACCATATTCACGCCTTGAATCACAAGAAGGTGGTTTAGCTGGTTTAGGTCGTTCACAAGAAGTAACACGTGATGAATTAAAATTTGCCAAATTTGTTGTTCGTCTACGTAATAAGTTTTCACAACTATTTGATGAAGCACTTAAAATTCAATTAGTTCTAAAAGGTATTTGTACACGTGAAGAGTGGGATCAATTCAAAGAAGACATATACTATGACTTCCGTAAAGATAACAACTTCACTGAACTCCGTGAAGCAGAACTGTTACAAAACAGATTGCAAATGGTAGGTATGGTTGATCCATTTGTTGGTCGTTATTTCTCCAATCAATATGTCATGAATAAGATATTGATGATGACGGAAGAAGAGATTGAAGAAATGCAAGAAGAAATAAAGGAAGAAAAAGATACTCTTCCACCAGAGATGCAAGGTCCTATGGCAATGCAGCAAGCGCAAGCTGAACAAGATCAACAAGCTGCTGCGGCTGCACAAACACCGCCACAAGACAACACAATAGATAGTGAAGATCAAACTGAATCATTGACACCTCAACTTGATGACGAAGTAAACAAGTCAGTGGTTAGTATAAATAATAGACGCAGATAAGAAAGGTTATTATGAATATTCAAGATATTATCAACAATGTTGCTGCAGGTGATAGTGTAGCAGCAAAAGAAAGTATAGAAAATGCATTATCAGCGAAAGCGTTCGATGCGCTCCAGGTCCGTAAGCAAGAAATCGCTTCAACTCTTTTTGGCGGGCAAAACCAAGAAGCTGAAGAAAACGCAAATAACGAAGATACCGAAGAAGTAGCGGAATAATGAAATCTTTATTAGAGTTCAAACATATCGTTGAAGAAGAAAAAGCTGACTATTCAAAGTTAGATACTCTTGTTCGTGCAGGTTTGGCTAATAAAGCACAGCTCCAACGCATTCACAAAATTATGGACAAGATGGGCGAAGAACGTCCTGTGTTCAATAGTGCTGATCGTGAGATCATGCGTAATCTTTTCAACCGTATGGCTGATTTGATTACAAGCAACAAACAAATTTACACCAGAGCAAGACAAGCTGTACGTGAAGATTTGAATGAAGCAAAAGCAGATAGCGTTGGAAGCGCATCTTCTTTAGTGCCAGATCCTCCTGCTGTTATGGTAATCAAAAGAAAAGCGGTAAGATTATATCCAGATGGAACTAGAGTTGCTCTTTATTGGAGTGACAAACTTAAAAAATATTTTAGCGTTCCATATGGACCTGCTTTAGATGCTACAATTCAAGCAGAAGAATACGTCAAAGAATTTTTAGAAGCAGATGAAATTGCTCTAAATGACGGTAATAATATATCTGTTGCAGAAGAAACAAAAGAGATGTTTATTAGTGTCTATGAGAAATTAGACGAAGAGAATAAAGAATATTTTTGGAATCAACTAACAGAATCAGTTTCAACGTTTGGAAAACTCTATGAATTTTGTAGAACTAATTCTTCAGAATAAATTAGACGAAGCCAAAGAACTCATCTTTGAAAAATTAGATGAGATAGCTTCTTACAAACTTGAAGAAGTCAAGCCATTTGTTGTTGACGAAATGTTTGAAGAGATTGAAGTTGACGAAGAAGTATTAGAAGAGGCTGCAAAGAAACGAAACCCAAATATCGTAAAGATGGGTAGAGTTCAAAAGATTCGTCGCCGTATTCGTCGCAATAAAAAGGGTAGAATTGTCGTACAAAAAAATGTACGTAGATCAGCAATCAAAGGTTATCGTTTGTCTGGCAATACCGTAAAGCGTATACCAGCAACAACAAGATTACGTAAAGCACGTTTACTGAAACGTGCATGGAAAACAACAAGAAGAGCAAAACTTAGACGTACATTGATGAAGAGAAAGATGTCAATGCGCCGTCGTAAATCTATGGGACTAAGATAAAATGCCATTTGAAATTACTAACACATTACGAGGCTCATCAATTGTTCGTGCAGTTGACGCCGGAACGTATACAATTACTCTTAATAATTTAAGAGCAAACGCTACAACTGAAACCGTTACTGCTGCTGATATTAAACATGTCTTATGGTCAACAAATGGTAGTATTCGCATCATAAGAAATGGTGTTCCTCTATTAGCATTACAAAATGGAGGCGATATGGACTTTGATTCTTACGGATACTCAGTCGCAAATAATAATACTCAAAGCATTGTAATAGAAATTAATACTGGCGGAACTGCAATTCTTCATCTGGCTAAGTATGCAACTTATAATGTTGATCCATACACAGGAGTAACCATCTAATGAAACTCATCAAAGAACATATTGAAGAAGTAAGATATCTTACCGAAAAAACAGAAGACGGTAAAAAACAAATGTACATTGAAGGCATCTTTCTTGTTGGCGATGCAGTCAATCGCAACAATCGTATGTACAAAATGGATACTCTGCGTAATGAAGTTGCACGATACACAAAAGACCTTATTGAGTCAAATCGTGCGCTTGGCGAACTAGGACATCCAGATACACCATCACTCAATCTTGAACGTGTATCTCACAAAATCGTTAGCCTCAAAGAGAACGGAAATACTTTTGTAGGTAAAGCATTGATTATGGAAACACCTTATGGACAGATTGCTAAAAATCTGATTGATTCCGGTGTGAATCTAGGTGTTTCTTCACGTGCCCTCGGTTCTGTTGTAATGACTAAAGAGGGTTACAATTTGGTTCAAGATGATTTGCGTCTTGCGACAGCAGCAGATATTGTTGCCGATCCTTCAGCACCAGGAGCTTTTGTTCAGGGCATTATGGAAAACAAAGAATGGATGTATGTTGAAGGTCGTTTTGTTGAGTCACACATAGACTACGCTAAAAAACAGATTCGTCAAGCATCTCGTAAAGATATTGAGTCCGTTGGACTTCAACTTTTCGAAAACTTCCTACGAAAACTTTAAATTTATAAATAAGAAATCATAAGGAGATATTCAATGGCAACAAACAAACTAATGGAAGCAGCGGCAGAAATTCTTGCAGCAAGCAAGTCTTCGGCTCCTGGTATGCCAATGCCTAAGTTACAGCACGACACTCCAGGCAATTCTGGAACACCTGAAGACTTGGGCGGTCCAACACCACAAAACAACAAACCAAGTGATGATTCTAATAAACTTTCTATGAAAGCTAAAGACACAGCTGGTTCTAACAAATCTTCATTGAACATGAAACCATCAGCAGCATCAGCAGATGTTCAACTTGGCGATAAGAACATGCGTCCTGGTTCAGGCACAAACATGATGCCTGAAGAAGAGCATAAAAAAGGTAAAGATGTTGAAGATGAAGAGGATGATGACGATGATGAAGTTGAAAAGATGAAAGGCAAAATGAAAGAAGATATTGACTCTCTTTTTGCTGATGACAAAACCATCTCTGAAGACTTCAAATCAAGAGCAGCTACTATTTTTGAAGCACGTGTATTTGACCGTGTTGCTCAAATTCAAGAACAACTGGAAGCAGAATATGCTGGTCAGTTAGTTGAAGCTGTGGAAATCATCAAACAAGAACTGACAGAAAAAGTAGACGATTACCTCAACTACGTAGTTGAGCAGTGGATGGAAGAGAACGAAATCGCAGTTGAAAGCGGTCTACGTTCCGAAATCACAGAAGACTTTATTGCTGGTCTACGTAATCTGTTTGCCGAAAATTACATCAATGTTCCAGAAGACAAAGTTGACCTTGTAGAAGAACTTGCTTCTAAGGTTGAAGAACTGGAAGAAAAATTGAACGAAGAAATTGAAACTAACATTCAGTATAAAAAACAACTTACTGAAGCAGTCAAAGTACAACTCGTAAATGAAGTATGCGAAGGTCTCACAGCAACTCAAGTTGAAAAGATCAAAGCACTCGCAGAGAGTGTTGAATTCTCCACAGAGGAAGAGTTCGTAGAAAAACTTGAAACAATTCGTGAGAATTACTTTCCATCTGGCATGAAAAAAGCCAATGCAGCACAACTTCACGAAACAGTTGAAGACGATGGTAGCGATAAAAAAGTATCTGCTGACCCATACGTTGCTTCGGTTGCACAAGCAATTTCTAAAATCAAAATTTAAATAATAACAAAAGGAGATACACAAATGTATTTGTCTGAAAATCTACAAAACAAATGGGAAAGCGTTCTGGATCATCCAGATATGCCAAAGATTGCAGACCCATACCGTAAAGCGGTTACTGCGGTTATTCTTGAGAATCAAGCTCAAGAAATGATGAAAGAAGCTGGCATTCTTAACGAAACTGGTTCACCAACTAACTTTGCTGGTACAGGTGGTTTCGGTGGTGGTGCTGCTGCTGCTGGTCCAGTTGCTGGTTTTGATCCAATTCTTATCAGCTTAGTTCGTCGTTCACTGCCTAATCTGATTGCGTATGACGTTTGCGGCGTTCAGCCAATGACAGGTCCTACAGGTTTGATCTTTGCGATGCGTACACGTTATGCTGGTCAAAATGGTACAGAAGCATTCTACAACGAAGCTAACACAGCATTCTCTGGTGCTAACGGCGCAATCGTTGCTTCTTCAATGAG